TTCCATAATAAGGAACGGCCTATTCTAGCAGGGAAGCCCCATGCCCCCTCAGGTCCATGCACCTCATGCAGGAATTCAAATCGCTTATCGCTAATCCAAGTCTTAGCTGCGTTCACCGATAATCCCATGGAAGCGAAGGTTGAAGGTAAAGCGCCGGCTTGTTCTTTAGTACAATGTACTATTATAGCTGCGTCGTCTCCTTGCCACATTCCACAATCTAAAGGAATGTTAAGTTGTCTTATAGCATACAAAGTCTCAGCTCTGTTAATCAGACTGTCAATTAAAGCAGTCCATTTGTGTCCAGAGGGTACACCTTGCTGCCAGTCGCATATGAACTTGGCAGTGCCCAAGGCTTTCTTGTACACTTTAGCATTATCAAAAGAGAGCAAATCGACTGCGCGTAGTTCCGACAGTTGGTTCTGGAGATCAGGACGAGCTGACTCCACGACGCGGTCCCACACGCATTGTAGTGTGAATCTAACTAAGCTTTTAAGTTGTGACTCGTCAAACGCACTTTGATCTAAACTCACACCAACCCTACCAGGTAAGTGTAAGTGCTGCATCAGACGCCGCCTAGTTTGTGCCCTCTCTGTTTGAGACATGCCCATGGTGGTCCAAGGCGTCCCAGAGTTATAAGAGCTAATGAAAGACGAAGCATAAGAACATCGCAAGTAAGAAGGCAAATCGTAAGATTGAACGACCCTCGTTTTGACAGGTTCGTCGGCTTTGCGGAATGGATAGATCACAGCGCCATCGGGCTGTTTGCACATCCGAACGATTTGCTCGTCGCTGTAAGAGACTAAGTTAGCAAATTTGCCCCTCACCTTAGTAGGTTTCTCCTTCTTCCGAGCAGTCTTCTTGAACGATAGCGGTGTGCCATGGGTGCTAGCCCCAGGCAAGGCCCAAGAATCCCTAAAGTTGACGAATTGGTCGAAGGTAACTTGACGATTGTTCTTAATAATTTTAAAATCGGAACAAGTAGCTTTAATTATGTCGCGTAATTCTTGATTATCTATGCCTCTAATTTTCTGGCTGGTGTCTGCATAAGTAGCAAGCACATCCACGCGGTTTAGAATCGTATCATAGCCGCCTATTGTGTGGAGGTCGCTTAAAAACGACCACCAACCAGGCCCGTGCTCGATGTTCAAGCGTAAGGCAACTAGCGATAAACACTTTAATCTCTCTATAAAACAAGATTCGCACTGCTCGCCGACCGAGCGAGCGTTAGCGCATATTATATACAAAAGATTCTGCCGAATATCGGCAGGACAGAGCATTAAGTACGTGTTTACCACCAGAGCCCACTTTTGTCCGAACGGTTTCAAGACACGTAAAGTTCGCCTAGTAGTGCGGATCTCAGATCTCCACGTCCTGTAATCAGCCTGAGAGAAGACAATTGATTTAACAGGGAGTTCACACACACACTGGGAACGATAAGGCAGTGAGGCTTCGGCGAATTCGCGAATATGCACGACATTTGTCATGTCAAATTGTAGTGGAGAGTTAGGACTCTCTAAAGCATTCTTCCAGTTAACCGAAGAAGCCAAATAAGATATAACTTCGGCGTCGTAGTTGTACAAGACGCTTACTGGTATAGCTGTACTCCCAAACGCACTTGCCTCTCCAGCCTTCCTTGTCGAGTCAGCCTGGAAAGAATGTTCGGCACGTTTAGTTTCTAGCGGTGTAGTTGGGTGTTCTAAAAATTAGGTGCTCCGCCAAGCGATAAACTTGGCAATGGGGAGCGACCTAGAACGTAAATACGTTCTCTAGCGAAGTAGTCGGTAATAGGTTGCTCTGCGTAAGCAACGTCCGCTACTACGTTCAGCAACTCATAAGGTATGTAACTAGCGTCGCTGAATTGGATACGTAAAATGGCACCTTCGTCGATGCCGAATCGTGTGTTTAACAGAGCGAATTCTGTATCGGGTATAGCGTTAGCTCCCGCGATAGGTATGTCGCGCAATCTCGCCCTGCAGAATACGTTTCGTATTCGGTCGTGGTCGTTGGCGCTCAAACGAAACTTCCGAAGCGTGTTCGGTTCCGTATTGACGCGATTTAAGATGTCGCCAGACTCCCAGATGTCAGGATAGTCTAGCGATGCTTTGAAGCTCCACTCACGTCGGGAGCCTATTGTTAGTAGCGCCGCATTCGCAGCAGGCGCGTTGTTAGCCCTGTTCATTTTAACACAGGGTATAGCTGGAAGCAAATGGCTTCCGGTTTTGGCGACTGACCAGCAACTGATTGCAATGCTGATCAAATTTTCGACGCCGGTGAAACCGACCGTCGAGCGCAAGTTGCCCCACGAGCCTGCAATTCGCTGGACGCAATAGTCGACCCAGCGGCCAAGCTCAAAGCCGTATATGGGCATGATGGCGTTTAACTTCTCCCTGCTTGGAAGCGAACACATCTCGTGCTCTGCGCCTAAATATCCGCAAGCTGCGGCAACTCTATGCATCCACTGCGAACGTATGCAGAGGACGGAGCTGAG